GGTGGGCCAAGGGCGTCACGTTGACCGACGAGAACGGGAACCCGACGCAGCCGTTCGTGCCCGGCGTGGACCTGCTGTGGGCCGTGGAGGACGACAAGGCGGAGTTCGGGGACTTCTCCGAGGCGAACATCACGCCTCTGCTCGCGGCAACCCGCGATGACGTGCAGGACATGGCGTCGATCTCCAAGACGCCGCCGCACTACCTGCTGACCGGCATCGTCAACGCGTCCGGGCAAGCGCTGGACGCTGCCGAACCCGGCCTCGTCAGCAAGGTTCTGGACGATCAGGTGGAGTTCGGCGAGTCGTGGGAGGAAGTGAACCGTCTCGCCGGCAAGTACGCCGGCCGCGAGGTCCCGATGGACGCCGAGGTCATCTGGAAAGACCCCCAGTACCGGACGCTCGCCGAACTCGCGTCGGCGTCGGTGCAGGAGCAGGCCGCGGGTGTGCCGTGGCGGACCCGGATGCGCCGCCTCGGCTACTCGCCCGTCGAGATCGACCGGATGCAAGCCGAACGGGTCGCCGACGCGCTGCTTCTCGCCCAGTACCCGCAGCTCGAACCGTCCGGAACCCCGGTCCGGTACACCGCGGCTGCGGTGCCGGCGGACTCGACGAAGACAGGCCAGCCGGAACTGACCGGACGAAGCGGTTCCACGCCACCGGCACCGCAGTCCGGTGGCTGACCAGCAGCAACAGCAGTCCCCGACGCTGCCCGCGTCTGCGGCGCCCACCGTCGCGGGGCTGGTGGCTGCGCAGCAGGCCACCAACGCGCTGGTCCGGCAGCGGGTCCTGCAGGCGGTGCGCGCCATCTGGCAGCGGCTGCCCGACTACCGGAACCCGGACCAGTTCGTCGCCCAGGTCGTGCCGATCGTGCAGGCCGGACAGCAGCAGACCGCGGCGACCACCGCCGCCTACCTGTCGCACCTGTACGCGCAACTGACCGGCGATCCGGTGCGGATGCTCGGCGTCCCCTCCGACGTCGCCACCGGCGGGCGAGACGGTGTCACCCCGGCCGAGGTATACGCGCGGCCACTGCACGAGGTGTGGCGGCAGCTGCACGACCTGCCCCACGTGCCAGGAGCGGTCGAGCAGGCAATCGCCGCAGGCCTGACGCGAGCGGAGAACCTCGCCGCCACAGACCTACAACTGGCCAAGACACACGCCGCGCAGCACGTGCTCGCACAGCAAACGAACGTCACCGGCTACCGGCGAGTCCTCGAAGGCACCTACTCGTGCGGGCTGTGCATCGTCGCCGCGACCCGCCGCTACCACAAGGCGGAGTTGCTGCCGATCCACCCTGGCTGCGACTGCAGCGTCGAACCGATCATCGGGCACAGCGAACGGGTCATGGCCGCGATGGTCCGAACCGCCGACGGGCAACTCACCCCGGTCGCGGACCTGGCGGACGTGCACGAACGGATCGCGGACACATTCGGGAAGGACTCCACCGCGGCGCGCGCGGTCGCGGTCGGCAGCAAGGACGAGCCGATCAACTACCGCGACATCATCGTCATCCACGATCACTCCGAACTCGGCCCGGTCTTGGGTGTCAGAGGTCAGGAGTTCAAACACCTTCCCGAACTGGGCAAGAACAAGCCGATCTCCGAGCAGATCGATGTACCGACTGCTGGCGGTGCGGGCGGGGAACCGCCCCAGCCACCGAAACCGCCGGTGCCGACCGCTGGTGGCGACCCGTTCGACGCGATCCCACCGCCGGGGCCAGAGATCACCCGCCCGGACCTGTCGAAGCTCACGCAGGACGAACAGCTCGCGCTCGCCCGCTACACCTCCATCACCTACACGGCGGTCAACAAGGCGCTCCGCGCCAGCCAGGAAGCCACCGCAGCGACACCGACGCGGAACGCGATCGCGCACATTGACAGCGCGCTCGCGAAGTACCCGCTACCGGGGGCGGTGCGCGTCAGCCGCGGGGTTGGCATCGATGCATTCCAGCGCTTCGGCGTCCAATCACATGACGGTCTGCGCGGCATTGTCGGCAAGACGATCGGCGAGCCGGCATACATGTCGACCAGCTTCAACCGGACGCCGCCAAGCGAGTTCCTGCAACCCGGCAACGTCATCCTGGACCTGATCGTGCCGGCTGGAACCCCGGCGTTGGCCCTAGAAGCGCTCTCTGATTCACCTGGTGAACGAGAGCTACTTGTTGCCCGTGGACAACGGCTCTACATCGTGTCAGCGGTCTATGATGAGGCTGCTGGACGCTGGACCGTCCAGGCTTACCTCAGGCGAGGGGAGTGACGACCGTGCCGAGCAAGGCGTATTGGGCGCTCCCGCCATTCGAGCCGATCCCGTATAAGTCGGCTGCTGAGGCGCGTGCCGCTCGTGAAGAGGTCGAACAGGCCCTTGGCGTGACGCTGCCGAAGAGCCCGGAGGAGATCCGGCTCGAACAGGAAGAGGCGCGACGCCGGGGCGCATAGCTCCGCCGCACCCATTTAGACGAAGGCCCGCACCGACATGGTCGCGGGCCTTTTGCATGCCCGCCCAACGCGCGGGCGTGCGCACTCAATCACCCGACATGGGAGACAGCTATGCCAGACGCGCAAGCAGGAAGCGACCAGCAGCAGTCCGCCGGCACGGAGGGCGCGCAGGACGCAGGAACGACGACCGGAGCCGCTGCAGGCGGCAGCCAGCAACAGCAGCAGTCCACCGGTCAGCAGCAGGCGAAGGCCACCGAGCCCGACACGGACTGGAAGGCCGAAGCCGAGAAGTGGAAGGGCCTCGCGCGCAAGCACGAGGACCGCGCCAAGCAGAACGAGGCCGCGAAGACAGCGGAGGCCGACAGGGTCGCGGCGATCTTGAAGGCTGCCGGCATCGAGACGGAGGAATCCGACCCGGTGAAGGCGCTGGAAACGACGCGGACCGCCAACCAGACCCTCGCCGAGGAGAACCGTTCGCTGAAGCTGCAGATCGCGATCGCATCCGCAGCAGGCAAGCACGGCGCTGACCAGTCGCTACTGGTCCCGGTCCTGACGCACAGCGGCAAGCTGAGCAACCTCGATCCGGCATCCGACACGTTCGCTCAGGAACTCGACACGATCGTCAAGGCCGAGGTGACAGCGAACCCCAAGCTGCGGTCCGCGGCGGCGTTCCCCGATCTGAAGCAAGGCAACCAGGGCCAGGGCGCTGCGGCGTCCAACGACCCGAACGCGTGGCTCCGGCAGATGGCCGGACGCCAGTAACCACCCTCGCAGCAAACGCACCATCAGACCCGACGTGAAGGTCACGGCCGGGCATTGCTGCATGCCTGAAAGGAAGAACCGTCGTGACTGCATACGATCAGCTCATCTCGCGAGACTCGTCCGACGACCCGCTCGTTCCGACCCCCGTGTCGGCGCAGATCATTCAGGAGCTGCCGACGAAGTCGGCGATCCTGTCTCGCGCCCGCTCGATCCCGCTGGCGTCGAAGACGCAGCGCATGCCGGTCCTGGACGTGCTGCCGACCGCGTACTTCGTCGGCACCGGCATGGACACCGGTCTGAAGCAGACCACCAGCCAGGACTGGGCGAACGTCAACCTCGTTGTCGAAGAGGTCGCGGCGATCGTCCCGATCCCCGAGTCGTACCTCGACGACGCGCAGGTGCCGATCTGGGACGAGGTCCGTCCCCGCATGGTGGAGGCGGTCGGCAAGCTCATCGACGGCGCCTGCCTGTTCGGTGTCAGCAAGCCGTCGACATGGTCGGCGTCGATCTACGACGCCGCGCTGGCCGCGAGCAACTACAGCGTGCTCGGCGGTGGCGCTGACTTCGGTGTCGACGTCGCCGACCTGGGTGAGCTGCTCGCCGACGAGGGCTTCAACGTGGACGGGTTCGCGTCGCGGCCCGGCCTGTCGTGGAAGCTGCAGGGCATCCGTTCCGCGCAGGGCGTGCCGATCTACAACCCGAACCTGCAGGACTCGGGGCCGTCCGGGAACCTGTACGGCTACCCGCTGTCCGAGGTGAAGAACGGTTCGTGGGACGCGTCGAAGGCGCAACTCATCGCCGGCGAGTGGGACAAGGCCATCGTCGGTCTGCGGTCGGACATCAGCTTCAAGCTGTTCACCGAGGGCGTCATCTCCGACGCGTCCGGCGCGGTCGTGCTGAACCTGATGCAGCAGGACGCGGTGGCGCTGCGCGTCACCATGCGGCTCGCGTTCGCGACCGCGAACCCGGTGACCGCGCTGCAGGCCAACTCGGCCAGCCGGTACCCGTTCGGGTTCGTCGCCACCACCGACCCGAACGCCTCCTGACCCCACTGACCGGGGTGCCGGCACGTCCGGTGCCCCGGTCAGCACGGTCCTGACCGATACCCGCGCGGAGGTGAACTCGTGACGCTCGACCCGCTCGTCAGTGCCGACGACTTCACCGCCGCGTTCCCGAGGGATCTCACCGAGGCGGAGAACAACCGGCTCGACTACCTGCTCGGCGCCGCGTCCAACGCGGTCCGCGCGTTCTGCCGCCGCGACTTCACGCAGGGCACATCGACACTGCGGATCAAGCCGCTCGGCGACAAGGTGATCCTGCCGAACCCGCCGATTACCGCGGTCACGTCGGTGAAGCGGGTCAACTTCGACGGAACCCTCACCGCGTTCGCCGGCTGGGTGTGGGACGGCGGCGTCACCCTGTACGGGATGGCGATCATCGGCTCCCCGATGATCAACGCGCCGGAGGCGTGGGCCGACAACTGGTACACGCCGCTGGTGGAGGTCACCTACAGCCACGGCGACACTGAAGTGCCCGCTGCCGCGCAGGACCGGGTGATCGCGATGGTGTCCCGCGTGTTGAACCAGCCCGACGCCGCGAGCGCCTATGAGGGCACGACCGGCACATCGGAAACGAGGGGCCCGTTCAACCAGAACGTCAACTTCACCGGCGCACCCCTGCCAGGCGTGACGCCGCAACTGTCCGACCGTGACAAGCAGATCCTGCGCGACGCAGGGCTGTGCGCACGCGTGAACCGGACCGTGCAACTCGGATGACCGGCTTCCCCGTCGAACCGATCACCGTCATCACGAAAACCCCGCAGTTGGATGCGGACGGGAACCCGGTCAGGTCGGGGGATTTCAACGAGATCCAATACGACGTCTCCACGTTGACCCGGGACGGGTTGTTT